AGATTGATTAAAGAAGGAAGAGGAGAAATATTGATTAATATGAGTCCTCTTGAATTGAAGAATTTTTTGATCGCTGAAGGCTTAGGCGATTCAATACAATATTTTGAGCAAGCACAATTAGACATTGTTCAATTAACCAATGAAGCAATGAAAGCAATTGATCCCAGCTTTGTTATAGGTGATATAAATGTTATATCATCAACCATTCAAAGAACTTCAGCTTCCGTTTTTGATGATTCAATACTTCCTGATTTAAGCAAGTCTATCAAAAACGCCGTTAATTCAGCTTTGGTTATTGGATCAACTAAAGCACCGTTAGACGCTTTAGCACAAGAATTTCAAAAATCGGTTGGTAGGAATACAACACAAGCAAGGCTGAAAATCGCCGAATTTGGTAGATCAGTTCAGGCGGTTAATGCTGAACAAGCTAAGATTGATATGTTCTTATATGTAGGCCCAAAGGATGGAATCACAAGGCCATTTTGTAGAAGGCTTGTAGGAAAAGTATTGAGCAAATCACAAATCAACCGATTAAATAATGGTCAAGGAGCTGGACCAGTTTTAACGGTTGGAGGTGGTTATAATTGTAGACATTCTTGGAGTCCAGTCAGTAAAGGCTTTATTAAGGTTATGAATTTAGAGCAAACAAGCGATAGCGATATAAAGGATTTGACAATATGAGAAAAGCGCAAAAAGGCAAAAACCATAATTTCATTTGGCAAGCACCTAATGCAATAACTGGGAATCCAACAATTACTTTTCATTTAGAAGCTGGTGATATTACTTCTTCTATGACTGAAGGAAGAGCTTCTATTATTGCAAATGCAATCGCAAATGATCGAAGAACATTGACTTTGACATCTTCAGCCTCCAGCCTAAAGCCTTATCAAAATCAGGCCTTCTTATTAACTGATGGAGATGATTATTTCTCGATTAAGCCAGTTCGCATTATTGGTAGTAGTTTAATAATTGGTGATCCATTGCCTAGAGATATAAGCTTTTCTTCTAATGCAACCATTCAATTTGCTTGCTGGACTTATTTAGCATCATCAGCAAATATAACGGCTGATAAAGGCAATATCGCATTTACTATTGAATATGTTCAAAGCCTTGGGGGTCAATCAATTAACAAGGTTGAAAAGGGAATTTTGAAGGTTGTTGAAAGACCATTTGAAACGGGTTTGGATCATAATAAATTTTGCTCAATCTTCCCTCATGCAGCTGATTTAGCACCAAGAAGAGCGAATGGATTTGAAGATCAAATTGAAGCATCTTTAGAAGAGCTTGCTAAGTATGTCAGGGATTTAATTATTCCTGATGGAGTTGATGAAGATGATATTCACAATTCACAAGACTTATTGCAAGCGCACGCGTATTTGACACTTGCAAGAGTGCATGAGCTCAATGGCAACATTGATCTAAGCGAAAAGATGAGAACAAGGGGGGTTGAACTATGTGATTTGACAATGAGAACAATCAGCTTGGATTTAAATAACGATGGACTAGTTCAAAACGATGAATTGAATATCAGAGCAAAAGGGGGGAATAGAAGTTATATGGGGGGAAGCTTTGCAAGTCATATTCAATCACAAGATGAAAAAGAATTTATTCCTTCAAGAGGCATGAAACACTAATGAAGGCAAGAATCAACTTAAATTTACCCAGCCTAAAATTGACTCAAGATCAAATGCTTAGAACTGGCTTGGATATGACTTCAATTATTAAGCAAAGAGTTTATAAAGGCTTAGATGCTGATGGAAAGCCATTTGAGGAATATTCAACAAAGCCATTATATGTTGGAAATAAAAGCCAATTAGCAAAAAGATTGGCTCCTAAAGGCGGAGAAAAAACCAAGAATGGTATGTTTTTTGAAGGTGGATATAAAGAATATAAAAATAGATCAAGAAGAAGAATTAACTCAATGGAAGGTCAATCAGCTGAGGTTGACTTGACACTATCAGGCCAGCTTATGCAAAACTTCACAGTTATTCAATCGTCAAGTAATGGTTTTACTATTGGCTTATTATCACCAGTTCAACAATATGGATATTTTGTAAATGAAAAGCGATCATATATTGGATTAAGTGACAAAGAAGTTGAGCAATTGATTGAAATGATTAGAATAAATTTATTGGAGGATTTAAATGAGTAAAGGGATTTCTTCATCAATTGATCATTTGATCGATCGAATTGAAAACTTAAACCCTAAGAGTGATTCATATCATAGCTTCCTTTGTATCAGTGATAGTACTGGTAGAAATCAAAGCTTGGAATCAAGATCAAATCAAAATAGATTATTTGATATTAAGTTTCAGTCTTTAGCTTCTGATGATGGACTGGCTGGTATTAGTGGAAGAAAGCGAATAGATTTATTACTTAGAGTTCGTTATGATATAGGCGGTGATTTATCCCTTTTAGATAGAATGATAGCAGAAGATTCAAGTCAATTAATCAATGCCTTGAAGCTTCCTGATTATGATTTTGAAAATACTGGAATCGTTTCATTAATTCCTTCAATACCTAATTTGACGGAAATCACAAATGATCCAAGTCAAATTGGATATATCCTAAATTTACCTTTTACCCTTTTATATTTAGAGGATTAAAAAATGAGTGTTACACATAGAAGTATTTCCGTTGCTACTGAATCAACTTTTGGTTCAATCGATGCAAGTTCAGGCCTTCCAGCAAATGGAGCGTTGAGCTTCATCAGCTTGCCTTGTGAAAAAGACCCAATTGTTATTTATGGGGATATTGTTATCAATGAGAGAAGCGAAGCTAGAGATGGACCACATGGTTTGCCACCTGAACCCGATACCGTTTATAGTGCTGGTAGTCGTGTTCAAAGAAGAACTGGTCAAGTTCAGATCACAATGGATTTTACAACCGTTGGAAGTGCAGCCAATACTTATGCTTCAACCGGTTTAGGTATGCTCTTGAATGCTGGTTTTTTAACTAGCCTTCCATTATTTACTTCAGCTGATACCGTTACTGGTGATGACGTTAATTTTTTCACTCCAACAACAACCAATACAAATTATAAAATTGGTGGTTTAGTAGGTTCAATTATTGCTGGTCGTTGTGAATATGCTGGAATTACTTCTAATAATCGTGGTGGAGCTGGCAAGATTGGAGTCTCTCCAGCTTTTAGCGATGAACCATCAAGTATTTATCCAATGCAAACTTGGTATACTCCAACATCAACCTCAAGCGGTCAAGTAACTTCAAGTTTATGCTTTAGAATCGATGGCGTTAACTTCCGAACATACGCCTATGGGTGCAAGCTTGTATCTCTAAATATCAGCGTTACAAATGGCCGTTTACTTGGCCAATTTACTTTTCAATCAGCTCTCATTCAAGACGATCATGCTAATGCAAGTGGTCCAATTGAACCAGTCGTTTTAAGTGGAGCTACTCAACATTTTAGAAATGCTTATGCTATCGTTTCAAGTCCAGTAACCTATTCAAGAACTAATGTTGTTGGTACTACTGGCGAAGAATTAGATCGTATTGCTCTTGATGCTGAAGGCTTCACATTTAATATCGTCAATACTTTGACCCCAAAGGGATTTTCAAACAATATTTTAACCATGTCTGATATGGAAGTCACTAATTTAGATGTTGAATGCTCTTTGACTTTATCATCAGTAAAAACCGATTTAATTGATGATTTTAAAGATAGGGTAGTCCGTCAAGTGTTAATTGGTACTGGACCAATTGGCAACGGTCAAGGTATGGCTTTATTAATCCCAGCTGGATATTTAACGGTCGATCCCAATAAATACGATGTATCAGGAGAGATTGTAAAGCAAACATTAACTTATAAACAAACTCGATTTGGTGGAGATGTTGGAACCACTCAACCAGCAAACACCCCAATTAGACTAGCTTTAGGAATCTAATAAATGCTTAATTTTTCAACCTCCTCAAAAACCATTATTGATATTGTGATTACTTGCGATCCATCTTTAGATATGACTGATGAAGAAAAGCTTCTTTATCTCAAAGGCCAACGAAGCCTATTGAAGATTAAGCAAGATCAGAAACCAACCATATTTAAAATTCATGCTTTATCACCATCTCAAAGAGAGGAAGCTGAAATTAAGGCTGGTGCTTATACAAGAAGTGAGCTGGGAAGGCTTCTATTTTTAGAGCAACCCAATGACTTGAAAGAAAAAGCCTATTGGCATGAAGCACTAAATGAAAAAGAGAAAAAAGCATTGAGTGAATATAATGCTTATTTAAACCGAGTTTATCAAGAAATGGTTAAGGCTTCATTGATTGAAATAGAAGGCCTTGATGGTGATCCTTGGATTTTAATTCAATCAATAAAGCCTGATTCAATTAGGCTACAAACAATCAGCGAATTGATAACACATATAACTAGCTTGTCTTTATTGGGTGACCTGGGAAAATAGCAATCGCATCTTCAATTTGGCTATCGCAAAACAAGGGGCGATCATGGGGATGCGAACAATGTAAAGCTAAGCCAGGCTTAAGACATTTGAGGGGGAATTGTGAGGGGGAATTTCAAAAGGGATTACCATATTTAGATCAAGATGAGTTGGGTTATTTCATACCTGGCTATCGTGTAGCTCCTAATTGTAGTGCTGATTATTCTGATCTAAAAATAAGAAAATGCCCAGTGGCCTTATCAAATATGGTAGCACCAATTACACAAGCCTATTTTAGGCAAGTAAATGGGTTATTTGATCTAAAAGATGTTTATCCTTTGCCGAGTTGTGCTATTGTAGAGGCTATTGATCTTTTACATTATCACTATCAAGAGCTTAAAAATAAACTTGCTCAAGATGCGATAGAGGATAGAAAAAATGGCTGAGAATAAAATTCAAATTGAGGTTGATGTTGTTGGAGTTGCACAAGCTGAAAAGCAACTTGATAAAATTGAGCAATCAACCACTGATATTGGAGAGGGGATTAAAGGCGTTGGAGAATCCTTTAAGGGGGTTGGCGATGTCATATCAGCTCAAGGTGGAGTAATGGGGGAAGCGTTTGGGGCTTTAGGTGAATCAGTTGGCGGGTTGGTTGATGGATTTGATCAATTGAAGGGATCAATGGAATCAGGTGGCAAAATTGGGATTACTTCTATCTTAGGAATGCTTGGGCCATTAGCCGCTTTGGCAAGTGGTTTAGCATTGGCAATCGAAGCATACAGACAATTTTCGGGGGCGGCAAAAGAAGCCGAACAAATAGAAGCGGCGGTTAGTGCAGCAGCTGGAGATTTGACGGCTAAAATGGAAGAGCTAGCTGAAAAAGGTATTAAGGCAACTCATGACCAATTGAGAACATTGATTGAATTAAATACCGATTCAAGATTAGGTTTAGAAATATTAAATGAGAAAAATGCTAATTTAACAAAAGTTTATAGAGATCAAATAGAAGCTGAAAGAAATCTTATTTGGGTAAAAAATGAATATAAAAACTTAACTGAAGAAGAACTTAAATCATTGAGCGATTTGAC